TGAAAGATCTGAAAAAGAACTTAAGCTAAGCCATAGGTTATTAGCTATGCTTAAATCATGGAGTGAATATGAAGATCTTAGAACACACATTCAAGCTAAAGCCCCTATCAGCAAATCAAATGACGTACAGGAACAAATCAATAAAGCAAATTAAGTACGTTGAATATCAAAATGAATTAAGAGACGAACTCAAAGGAGTTGAGTGGCCATTTGAACCATTACAACTTCTTGAGTTTGAAATTATTGCTGGCGTATCTAACAGAGCAGCTGACTTAGATAATATAGTTAAGCCTTTGTTAGATACTTATCAAAGTATCTTTGAAGAATTTAATGATAATAAAGTTTATCATATAAAATTAACTAAACAAATAACAAATAAAGGTGATGAGTATCTATATGTAAAAGTCGAAAGGTATATAGATGCTATACCATTAACGGTAGTAAACAACAAAGAGTTGTTAGAAAGGACAGTACAAAGTGGGAAATTATAAACAAACATCATGCCCTAAGTGTGATTCATCAGATGCATTTACAATCTATGAAGACGGCGCGTATTGTTTCTCATGTCAATATTCAACTAAGAAAGTAAACATTATGAATGACTTAGAACCTGTTACTAAACCTAATAGTAGCATAACACTTGATGAAATTCATGACTTAAATAGTTTTCCTATTAACAGTCGTGGTATATCTAAACAAGTAGTAGATCACTTCGGAATTAAAATGGCTGTAAATCCTGATGGTTCCGGTGGTTCACACTTCTATCCTTACACTAATGAAGGTAGAGTAATTGCATATAAAGAACGTAAGTTGCCAAAAAGTTTTATAGCACACGGTAACTTTAATAATGTAGAATTGTTTGGTCAATCAGTTTCAAGCGGTGGTAAAACACTTGTTATAACTGAAGGCGAACTAGATGCTTGCGCAGTAGCTCAGGCATTCTTAAATAAATATAATAAAATATTTCCAGTAGTATCTATGCCTAGTGCTACAGGTTGTAAAGTTGTACTAGCACAACGAGAATGGATTAGACGATTTGAATCTGTAATATTATTCTTTGATAAAGATGAAGCTGGTCAAGCTGCAGTACAAAAAGTTGCTAAGATAATTGGTGCTGGTAAAGTTAAAGTAGCTAATCTATTAGAGAAAGATCCATGTGAACAACTACTAAAGCATGGACCTCAAAGTTTATTACAAAGCTACTGGGATGCAGAAACCTGGTCACCCGCTGGTTTAGTAATGGGTGAATCTATATGGGAACAGTTTCAACAAAGACAACAAACTAAGTCTAGACCTTATCCTAAATGCTTAACAGGTTTAAATGATAAGCTTAAAGGTATAAGGCAAGGCGAGATTACTTTGTTTACAAGTGGTACTGGCTCTGGTAAATCAACAATCGTTAAAGAAATTATACTTGATTTACTTGAAGATAAACCAGATAATGATGGCGTTATAGAAGAAAATAAAGTTGGTTTAATATCACTCGAAGAAAGTGTAGGTGATACAGCTGAAAAGTTTATTGAAATGTCATTGAATCAAAAGCTAGATCACGAAACTAATAATCTTTCTGATAAAGATTTACGACAAGGATTTGAGAAAGTATTTGGTGATGAACGATTAATATTACTAGATCATCAAGGTTCTGTTGGTGACTCAACATTAACAGATAAGATAGAGTATATGTGTTTAATGGGTTGTAAATACCTAGTACTAGACCATATAACTATAGCGGTATCAGAAGGCGCTGAAGGTTTATCTGGTAACGAAGCAATCGATAAAGTAATGAGTGACTTACTTAAGATTGTTAAGAAACATAATGTATGGTTATGTTTAATCTCACACTTAAGAAAAGCCCCAGGTGGTGGTGCTTCATTCGAGGAAGGTAAGCTAGCTTCTATAGATGATATTAAAGGTAGTGGTTCTATCAAACAAATATCATTTGATATAGTAGCATTTGCTAGAAACTTAGTAGCTGATAATGCAATTGAACGTAATACAATTAAGTTTAGAGTATTAAAATCTAGATTTACAGGTCTTACAGGTTCAGCAGGTTCAGCTGTGTACGATACTAAAACAGGAAGATTAACATCTACTGATAATGTATTTATGGAGATCTAATGAGTAACTACACTGATGCAGTAACTAAGCAAGATAGATATGATAAGTTGTATTTAAATATTGCTAAAGAAGTAAGTAACATGTCACACGATACCGATAATAAAGTCGGTGTCGTAATAGTTAAAGATAATAATATACTTGCATTTGGATTTAATGGTATGCCTTCGGGTATGAATAATGAATGCAAAAATCCTAACGGTTCTACTAAGAAAGAAGTTATACATGCAGAAGCTAATGCATTATGTAAGTTAGCAAAAGGTACAGTAAGTTCAGAGGGTGCTACATTATATAGCACTCTCTCACCCTGTATTGAATGTGCTAAACTTATAATGCAAGCAGGTATAACAAGAGTTCTTTTCAGTGAAACATATACTGATGAAGCAGGTATACTATTGTTATTAAATAATAATATAAAAGTGAAGGGCAGCAAATGGAGGAACAACTTAACTACTTAAAGTTAAAGATTACTAAATCTAAAGCACATATCGCTTGTAATCTTTTAAAAGAAACTTCGTTAGAAGATCTAAAAGCGTACTTAGTATTTGCTATGGATACTATTCAACAACACTTTACTCGTAATAGTATGCGAGGAAACAAATCATACCAGGGTGAAGCTAATCTTACTCATTTAAGTGTGGCTATTGGTACACATATATTAACTGAAATTAATTATAATAATGAAAAGGATGCACCCTGGGATTGGTTTAAGCTTAGAGTAATGATGGGTGATTTATTTTTAGAACCGTTCTATCAAACACATCAAATTAATATAGGTAAAACTAGAGATAATACTTTTATACCTATAGAAAAACTTGATAGAAGTCTTAAAAGAAGTCGCGCACATTATATAGTAGTACCTGAAAAATGGGATTTAAGTATACCAGAAGGTAGTGAAAACTTACTTAAAGGTACTGTATTTATAAAGCCTGAACCTATAAATAATTTAATGCAATCTACAGGAAGACCTGTAATAAAAGGTTGGACCTTAGATAAAAATAAATTATTTAAACCTTACTTAGCTAATACATTTATTAAAAGTATGAATGTATTACAACAAACTGAATGGAAAATTAATACTAAAGTTAGAGATATATTAAATCGTAATAGAGATAAGATACTCGATCAGTACAAAAACTTTCCTAAGAAATATAAATCAAAGATAATAGAATTTGATTTAACTATGGCACGATCGGATTTAATAGGTGACAAACCATTTTATCAATATACTGAAGCAGATTATAGAGGTAGGTTATATTACACAACACCTTTCTTAAACTTCCAGGGTAATGATATAGCTAGAGGTCAAATGCTTTTCTCTAAAGGAAAGCCTATGACTGATGAGGGATTAAGAAGATTAAAGATTCATATAGCATGTTGTTATAATGAAACATATCATAAAGATAATCTTCCTAACTGGTTAACAACAGATTATAAACCTTACTTAAAAGATGAAGAGTTAGATGATATATCTGTAGATAAAATGACGTTAGAAGATCGTGAAGCATGGTCAGATAATAATATTGAAAAGTTATTAGAGATAGCTGATAAAGAAATTATCGATGCTAATGCAGAAAAACCTATTAGTTTATTAGCTAGTGTATTAGAAATTAAAGATGCACTTGAACAAGAAGAATATATTACTTATCTTCCAATACCAATTGACGGTTCTAATAATGGATGGCAACATCTATGTGCTATGTCTAAAGATAAAGAAGCAGGAGAGTTAGTTGGAATTGTACCACAGGATATACAAAAAGATTTTTATGTACAGTGTGCTAAAGATTTAATCAAGAGAGTTCCTGATTGGTTTGAAGAAAGACAAATGCCAATGAAACATATACGTAAAGGTATAGCTAAACGCGGTTCAATGACTCGAGCATATAGTGCTGGAGCACAGAAGATTGCAGAGAATATGTATCTTGATTGTCATGTTGAAGGGTATTTAAATAAGTATGATATTACTAAAGAAGATTGTGAGATGCTTGCAAAGCATTTAATTAAAGCAATTGATAATGTTTGTGCAGGTCCACTACAAACTATGAAATTTTTACAGAAGATTGCAGAAGCTGAGATAGCCTCTGACTATGCTAAGTTTATTAAACAAAAAGCAATAAAATGGACAACACCATCAGGATTCCCTGTTATATATGAAGCATTTGTTGAGAATGAATTCAAAGAAAAAGCTATTATAAGTTGTAGTGAGAGAGCTGTTAAGCCTACTATAATTAAAGAAGATGGTACTAAAGAAGAAACTGATACTATAAGAATACAACACGTAGGTAAAGAGCCTACTGATAAACCTAAGATCAGATCTTTTATGTCGGGTATCTCACCTAACTTTGTGCATTCAATGGATGCATCTCATATGGCTAAAGTTATTTCTAAATGGGGGGAGGATTTTGGCGCCGTACACGATTCATTTAGTGTACATGCATGTGATGTTGATGAGTTATTACAGCTTATTAAAGATCAATTTATAGAAATGTATAGCTACCCTAACTTCTTTGAAGTAATTGAAAGAATGATCATAACTAATCCTGATAATTTTAATCATAACCAACCTAGGCTTGGAAGCTTAGATATTAGAGAGGTAAATAAAAGTGAATACTTCTTCGCATAAGAAAGGAATATTACCAGTAAAATTAGGTTTACAACCTGATAATAAAACAGCATTAAAAGAGTTAGGAATGGATCCAGCTTTGGCAGATCAAATGACTGATGAACAATTAGATGCTCATATAATTCAAACAGAGCATGATAGAATAGTAGACTTCTATAACGGTAAAGGTATGGAAGAAGAAGGCATGCAACGTGCAACAGAATATAAGAACCAAGCATTAAAGAAAGCTAAATCTTATATGTATAATATGTAAACCAAAAATATCCCCGGGCTTAAAAGCTCGGGGTATTTTTTTTCATCTTTAATATCGGCTAAACAGTCTTGAAAAATCTACATAGTCATAATTAAAATCTAAAAATCTTCTCCTAAAAAATTTACTTATCATCGTATTGTCTCACATCATATAATATATTTCCACTTTTCCTCTTAAAGGAGACATTTAAGTATTGTGATCTACGTTAACTGTATTCATATCACTATTAACAATACTTCTTACAGCTGCTCTTTTATCACCTATTATTTTTTCAGCACCTTTATTTCTAGCTGCTATTTGTAAAGCATTATCTATTTCTTTTATAATAGTTTTTATTTCTTTACCAGTAAGCTTATCTAAACTAGTAGATATTTTTTTCTTTAACATCTTATCTAGCTTAGCTTCAATTATTTTAGAATCAATAAAAGATTGTTTTGATATTCTATCATTCCACTCTGCTAAAGTTTCTTGTCTATTCCAATTATATTTACCAAAGCCTAGTGCTCTAAGCATTTGTGCAATACCTTTTGAAGTTCCTGTAGAAGATCTATTAGTTTCACTTACTTCAAATAGCTCACTAATAACTTTAAATTTACTAGCATCTTCTGTAGTATCAAATACTTCATTATCTGGTATTTTATTTAAGTCACTTTTAAATTTATTGTTATAATATCCTGTAACTTTTTCTAAGAAATCTTCATTAATTAATGATTCTTTATGATGTCTATTTGCTTCTTTCCTAACTATATCAGCAGTTCCTAAGTCTAATAAAAACGCATCAAAGATAGGTAGCACAAAAGTATTTGAAGCACCATTTGATTTAGCAGCTTGTTGTATTGCTGACCATGAATCTGTAAAAGTTCTAGTAATCATATTAGCATCAAAGCCTTGTGTTAATGCAGGTAATAATCTACCAGTAGTAAAGGCACCAGCAATTTCAGTTTCACCAAATAATTTTCTTGATGCTCCTGGGTTAGTAACAGTTTTATATTGTTGTACTGTAGTAGGTTTACCATCTAATTCATATTGTGTAGCACCATCCTGTAAAGAATCTGTACCTGCAATTGTAGAAAGTATTCCAGTAGGTTGCTTAATTTTCATTAATGATCCTGATATAGCAGACATAAATGCATTAGCTTTTATAAGTCTAGCTGCTGCTAATGTTTCAGGATCCATAGTTTCAAATATAGAATCAACTAATATTGTGTGTAAAAATTCTACAACCTCATTAGTATTTAAGTTATGATCTCTAATCATATCTTGAATATCAGAACTCATAAATACTGCATTATCTACATGACCAACTAATGATCCAATCTCTTGACCATAACCCATAGTCATAGGTGACTTCTTTAAAAAGTTTTCTCTATCATCAATAGCAGCAATAAGTATATCTCTATATACATCCTGATTTTCATGATTAATATAAGTAACACCTTGAGTTATTGTATCAAATTTCTTTATCATAGTATCAGCCATAGCATCTCTAAGATCTGCAAATTCACCGGACTCTACCATCTTTTCAAAGTTCTGATCCATTATAATACCAGATCTTTTAGCCATATTAGTACTACCTAATAACACAGCCATAGTAGAAGGACCATGAGTTTTACCATCCATCTCTAATGAAATAGTAGATTTAAAAGTTTGAGGGCTACTTGGATTTTTTAAGTTAGCTTGTTTAATTCTATGATAATCTGCTAATGCCATTAAATAATCTGCTTGCAATACAGCTTCATCTTCATACTTTGCTAGATAAGATTTTAAACCCTGCGTCATAGGATCACCGCCAAACTGCTGACCTATAGTTTGTTTAATTGATCTTACTTCACTAGGACTTGTAGCATTTTTAAATCTAGCTAATAATCCTTGCGCAGTTTTTGTTTTATAATTACGAGTAAGCTTAATTAATTCTTCACCCATTGCTACATATTTCATATATAAACTATTAGCAGGATTAGTTTCAGCATTTAATTCTTCTTGTTTAAAAACTTTAATTCTTTCTTGTGGTGTTCTAGCAATACCATATTTCTTTTTAAAGTTTACATCCATTCCAGATAGCTTTGGATTTTCAAATAAATGTGCAGACATAGCTTCAATAAAAGTTGTGTCTAGTTTACCTTGACCTGGAACCCATTGATAAACATTACCACTACCTACAACACTTCTAATTATTTTCTTTGCCTGAGGATTATATACAGTTTGTTGTGCATGCATCCTTCCAGTTAATGCTTGCATAGCAAAAGTTAAATAATTAGCTTTACCAGAGTATCTTAGCATACCTTCAACAATACCTATTGCATTTTCTCTTTCAAGATTAAGAATATTAATAGGATCATAAGCTTCTGCTTGTGCTCTTAGCGATGCTGCTTTTTTATCTTTACTCTGTTGTGAAGCTCTTTCAGCAGCATTAAATAGTTTTGCTTTTTCACTAACTAAGTTTTGATATTTCTGTTTACCTATCTTAAACATATTAGCATAGTCATCTGTTGTAGGATTAGATCTATACATAGGTTCTTGATTATCTTGTACTTTTTCAGGTCTTCCTGCATTTGCTAATGCTAACATAAATAACATAACACTAGTAGCTTCTCTACGAGGATCATTTACAAAAGCAACTTTATTCATATTAGACATTGCTTCAAATACTTTTGTTGTATCACCAAGATCACCAATCTGTGTAGTAACTTTCCTAGTATATGTCTGACCCTCAAAAACCATTTGGCCGTCTTCACTTGGTGCAACCATAGGTTTAACTTCTTCTCTACCAAATAAACCTGAATACATGTGATATAAATTTTCAAATATACCAGAACCTTTTGGTGTTAAAGTAAAAGTAACTTGCCCATTTTCTAATGAACGTGTAAGCATATCTGGGTTGGCTCTATGATACCCTTCTTTAGCTAAGTCACCTATCTGTACAAATACATGATTAGGAATTGATTGCATACTAGCAGCATAAGTATCTGTAGGTAAACCTCTTTTATCTGCTTGCAATCTTTTATATTGTTTAAATACTTCTCTACCTAATTGTGCTCTTCCCTGTGCTTTACTATACTTAATTTGTTTAGCTACATTACCATCAGCCAATTCAGTTTCATCTATAGCTTCAGCACTTTTATTATCTGTAGTATACATACCCTGAATATAAAACTGCTCAGCTACTAAACCCATAGTTGTTAATAAATCATTATCTAATTGTACTAAACCTTGATCATCTATTAATCCTGCATCTAATACTTCAGGATGATATAGTATTGCTTTATTACTCATTTCAATTGTAGAGTTTCTTAGTAAAGGAAACTTAGTAGTCAGCTCTACATCTACTGGATCTTTACCAGTTTTCTTAGCTTCATTTGCTTTTCTTCTTGCAGTAAAAGTTGCTTCCCAACTATTTGTATCTGCTAAAGTTTCTCTTTCTAATCTACCAAAAGCCTGACCACCTACATTAATACCCTGTAAATTTTTAGCTCTTATCATAGGACCAACCATAGCAGAATCAGTTCCATTAATAACTGCATCTAATCCAGCTAATGTAACTACTCCTTGTACTTCTGGTATTGACTTAACTCTTTCCTGTTCTCTTTGCTGAGCTTCAATAGATATACCTTCTCCAGGAGCAGGCTTAACTACTTGATCTGGTATTTCAATTTGTGCTGAAGGTTCTGCATTACCTTGCTCAGGTTGCTCTGTAATACCTGGATCTTGTAAGTCTGCACCCATAACTCTAGCAACATCTTGCTGCTGTACAAAAGTATCTTCAGCAATCGTAGGCATGAATCCTGCTAGCGGTAAGTTTTTAGATTTTTCTAATATATCCGTAGGTAAATTGCCCTGAGTTATTGAAGGGGTTTGTCCTGGTACATTAACATTTATTGCCATATAATTCTCCTTATGCAAATAGCTCGGCTATATTTCTGTTAAGCTGGTTAACAGGTCCGATAATAGGCATAGTCTTTAATATTTTATAGATACCTGTTTCAGTTTTCCCTTCTACAACTTGACCGACACCTGTAGCAGCTCTTGTTATATTAGATAACGCAGCTGCTTCTCCTGATACTGTTTGAAATAATTCTTCTACCATGTTACTTGATGATGTTTCATAGATTGGAAAGAAGAAGTTTAAAGGTCTTTCAGCTACACCAATTAATCCTGATGCACCTATACCTCTTTGAATTACTTCAGCTCTATCTAAATACGGTGTAGCCATACCATATTTTAATAGATCTTTTAAATACTGTGATACAAATCCTAGCATAACCATTGTTGACATAACTGCAAAAGCATTATACTTCATTGCAGGTGTACCACGTTTAACATAATCACCCCACATTCTAGGTATTTGATTAGCTGTAAATGTAGCTATAAAACCTTGGAACTGTGTGAATAAAGCTAAGTGTGGGTTGTTATAAAACAAAGGTCTATTAGCAGTACCAGGTAATGCAATAGCTTCATTAACAAAATTGTATTCAGCTTGCATAAATATTCTATCTAGCTCTGCATCTGTTTGTGATCTTCTTAATCTATAGTTCTGTATGCTTTCACCTGGCATTACATTAACTGGTTGATTAGCTAAATCTAAAAGTCTATTAACATTAATACCTAAGTTTCTTAATTGTTCTTCAGCTTCTTGTACTTCATTAGTTTTAACTCCACCACCTTGTCTAGCAACTTGTATAGTAGCTAAGTGATCCATAATAAAATCATCAGCTATAGCAGCTCTTATATTACGTGTGTAGTCTGTCCATTGTTGTAAACCAATTACTCTAAAGTATTTATCTAATAAATATCTTGAAGCATAAGTATTTTCTGTAGCACCTGTAGTTTGTGATGCACCAACATCCCAATCAAAGAATCCTAACTTCTGTAAACGAGCTTGTCTTTTTTCTTTATTAAGTCTTGCTTGTACAGAATTAATACCAGGATTTGTTATGCCACTCCATAATGCTTGTGCAAATTCTTTAGCAGACACTCCTATTACTGTACGTATTTGTTCAGGTGTTAAAGCTCTCATAGTCATCATAAATTCTACAAAAGATGATACAGTTGCTAAAGGTAATCCTGCAAGTGTAGTCCATACTAATATATTCTTTTGTATATTTTCTAATGTTTTATTTTGTATTCTTTTATAGTTACCTGATTCAGCTTGTAAGTAATCTCTTAAGCCTGCTGCTATTCTATTAACTCTTTCTTCAGATAAACCTTCAGCTTTAGCTTCTCTTAATAGCTGTGCAAAAACTTCATTATTATCACCAAGAAACTTTTCGTATGCTATAAATCTTGTAGCTGATTTAGCTGCATTAGATATGTTTACAAAATGATCTTCTTCCATAAACTGATTAAATCTAGCACGCTCTGATAAACCTAATGATCTTCTTTTAAATTGTGCTGGTACATGTTTACCTTTACCAACTTGATATATACTTTCTTGATCAACCATTTCATTATTATCAAGTATATCATTTGTTAAATCAGTAGCACTATCTAAAGTAAATCCAAATTCATCTTGCAATGCTTTAATAAATTCATTCTTGTTCTTTTCAATACTAGCTTTATTTAAAGACTTATATTTTAATAAATAGTTTTTAGTAAATCTATCTTTACCATTATTATCTCTTAATTTACTTTGTTTACCTGTTCTAGTACCATCACTATATTCTTCTTCAACTTTAACTTGATCATTAAATAACTTATTACCAAGCTTATTTATTTTTACATAATATTCTCTAAGAAACTTTTCATTTGCTTTTAAATCAAACTCACCTTCAAAATCAGTTGGTAAAGTATTCCAATCTATATTCATTATTTTAGTAGGATCACCTTTAGAAACTAACCATCTACCAAAAGCATATATTAATTTTGAATCTCTTATAGGGTCTCTATTATTTTTTCCTAAAGCTTGTGCAACTTGAGAAGGTGTCATAGCCATATTTTTATATTCTGCTAATTGAAGATGTTTGTATTCTTCAAATGTTTCACCAGAATGTATTCGATGTAAGTAACCATTTACTAATGAACCTAATTTTCTTATAGCTTTACTTTGAAAAGAATCCTTCCAAAATAAATGAGGCATAGCGCCTTTCCATAAGAATGGTAATTCTTTAGCAGTTTCTTTTACACTTGACCATGTATCTCTATCTTTAGCTTGTTGTTCACCAGCATCTGCCATAGCATTAAAATCATCAGACGGTGATAATGGTCTAGCTCTAGCTCTTTTCTTAGCTTCTTCTGCTATATCTTTATTACTTCTTTGTATACCATTATTTAAAGTCATTTCTTCTTCAGCCCATTTACCTTCTTGAGATAAACGTTTATCTTCAGCTGGCGCTTGTCTTACAGCTACATCAGCCCATGCGCCTGCATTATAAGCTGTTCCAGGTACAGAAAATCCTGCACCTAAAGTTCCTCCTGCAATATAAGCATTAATTAATCTATTAGATAGCTCAACAGAATCAAATGGCTTATCACTACCATATACTGCTGCCATATAACCAGTAAGTTCTTGACCTAATTCAGTACTTGATTCTATACCAAATCCTCTAGCGGCATTCTTTGAAAAGTTTTTTAATAAACTACCAAACTTTAATTGATCCTTTGCAACTTTTACTACATCACCTGCTAACTTTGCAGATTCTTTTCGAGTCATATTACCTATAGCTGCTTTAGCTATATCATCAGTTGCTCCTGGGTTAGCCTGCTTATATGCTTGTATCATAGTATCTCTGTACTTAGAATCTAATAAAGTACCCTTAGCACCTCCCATAAGTCCTTTAAGACCTAGTCTATCTAGCACCGACATAGTAACACCAGCTGCTACAGCTAAGCTAGCACTCTTATCTTCACCTTCCATTTCATTCCAGTTCTGTCCTGCATATACTGAAACAGGCGCAAGCATACTAGCACCAACATTAGATAGCGCAGCAATACCTGTAGCACCTGCTAAAGATGTACCACCAGTTACAGGAGCTAACGCAGCACCACCTATAGTTACACCCATATAAGGTAAAGCCATAGCTGTCATGTTTCCCATATACTCAAAGAAACCACCAACACCATCTATATCCCATTCATTTCCTGTAACATTACCATCATCATCTAATTTATATTTTAGTATATTATTTTTTGTTTCAGGTTTGTTAGCAAGATATTCGTGTTGTCTTTTAATACCTTCTTTACCAAGCTCTTCTAACCAATTGATACCAGTTTTTTCACCGATCATATCAGCCATACCATAGGCACCTTCAATAACACCAGTCCATCCTGTATCAAAACTTTCAGACCAAGGATGAAGTGCTTTATTTTGAAGTGTTCTATCGCCATGCCTTTTGTATACCATATTATTAGAGTAATCAGCAGCTCTTCTTTTTCTTAAAGCATACATAGCATTTGATTCACCAGGTTGTCTTTCAGCATTTAACCTAGCTAATGTTTGTTCATCAAGTGCTACTTTTTTAAATTCAGTTTCATAAAACTTTTCACTATCAGCCATTTGATTAATAGCTATTCTTGCTTTATCAAACTGATCTAAGCTTTCATCTTGTAAGCTAGGTGTACCTTCTGCTCTAAGCATTGCACCTATTTGTGATGCTCTTATTTCTTCAGGTGAACTAAATCTATTTAGCTTACCTATACCATAAGAGTTTAAAGTTTCTACAAAATCTCTACCATCTGGATCAGTAATTCTAACTAACTGTCTAGTACCAGTAGCATCCATCATAGGAGTACCATCAGAATTTGTAAGATAATGTACGTTGTTAAAGTCAAACTGTTCAGCTAGGTTTCTAATTTGTTTAGTAGCTTCCCAACCACCAGCAGTTCCAGGTTTTAAATTACCATCTATCATACGCATTATTTCAGGTGCACTTAAACCTTGTATTCTAAGAAGATTACCTTCTTTATTTACAAGAGTATCACCATCAATAAAACGATGCTCCATATTATCTATAGGTGGTGGTCTATCAAAACCAGACACATCTATATTAATAGTCATTAGTTAACTCCACTTAGTTTATTAGTAATATCAATTACAAATAATGCATACGGTGTTAGCCCTTCATTTCCGGGTTTCTTTGCAGCTTCTTCATATTCTTTTCGCCATAATTTACCTGTGTCTGGATTAATACCTTTAGGTTTACCGTTACTATCTTTACCTCTATTATTCCAAATATTTGCAGCTTCATTATAAAAACTATTAATATCTAGAGATACTGATTTAACTCTATCATTAATATTTATTAGAGTAGCTGTATCTATTTGAACAACTTCATCTCCAACTTTAGCCTGAGTTAAACCTGGGACCATCCTATCTAATCTTTGTTTTATAGTGGCTTCTTCTAAATAAGGTATTACACTACCTGCTTTTGATGATGTCTTTCCCTTTTGAGGATCAGTATAATTTTTAACTGCATCTCTCATAGCTATTTCTAAACCTTCAGCTAATCGTGTTAAAGGTACACCATTTTCTTGTGCCCAGAAAGCAACTCTTTGTGCATCTATTTCAGGTAAAATATCTGTAAAATCTTCATATTGCATTGTTCCAGTAGCTTTATCTTTCTTTGTTTTTCTTCTACCAAACTTTTCTAAAAAGGCTTTCATTTGATCTGCAATAACAGGTATTTTCTTTTCAGCTGCAGCATTAAATGGATCACTATTACGTACTTTAGTACCATCTTGACTATACCCTGCACCTATTCGGCTCTTACCATTTTCATCAAATGACCAATAAACTACATCACCTTCATTTGTTTTCATTTTAAATTTATAAGCCATTTGACCAGAAGGTCCAGTGTCTTTACCATACCATACTTTTCTTTCACCAGTACTTCTAACCTTTGCACCCTTAGGCATTAACTTACTATAGTCACCTCGAGAATCTTTAAATGCTTGTAAAGATGTAGGCTCAAACTTATCTGCATTATCAGCTATATACTTATCTATTTGAGCCGTCTTAGCATCTACTCTTTTAAGATACTGTTTAGCAACATAGTTAATTGAACTGTTATGGTCATAGCCTAATGCTCTTGAACCTAAATAAACAGCAGCAGCTCTTCCGATTTCTTTAGCATCTATAAGATCACCAAATAAAAACTTCATAGCGTCTTTAGCTTTCTGTACATTAGGATTCTTTGGATCTGTATTAGTTGTTAAGTTTGCTTTACCCTCATTAGTTGCAAGCTTATTTGATATTTCATTAGCTGTTGTATCATCCATTTGATTAGCTGCATTATTTAAATTAATTTCAGCTTCACTAGTATCAGGTTGAGGTAGCTTAGGTTGATTTGTATCTATCACTTTTTGTGCTGCTAACTTTTCAGATTGTGTAGCGTTAGGATTATTTAATACTGCTTTAGCATTAACTATTATATTTTTAATTTCAGCTTCATCCATTAAACCCTGATATAATTCACTAGGTTTATCAATAGGTAAATCAATAGATTTTTGTCTATCAATTTCTAATTGTTGCTGTTGCTTCTCTAAGTCTATAACTTGATTTCTAAATCTTTCTATTTTATCATTATCATTTGTATTAGAAATATCTTGTAATAATTTATTAATTCTTTTCTTATTAGTATTAATTTCATTATCAATAGCTTTAGTGGTTCTATCAGATTTATTTACATCATAACCAAAGTTACCTGCGCCATAAGTAGGACGTTCAGTTGACATAGCTTCTGCAGTTATATCATCTTCTTTTATTTGTCCTAGTATTTCTTCTGGAGCACGCTCTTCACCTAACCCTTGAGGATCATATGAAGGTACGAATGTTTGTTGATCTAATGGTAATACGTCAGATATATCTTCTTCAAAACCTGTTTTAATATCTCTGTTACTTCTACCTATAGGATCCGGAATATTACTTTCCATAATCATATCATCAGCACCAAAAGGTATAGTTTCAAAAGTTTTAGGTACTGGTGGTACACTCATATCCATTGATATAGATGTGCTATCATCTTCAGGTACTTGAACAGAACTTAACGAGTTATTATTTAATATTTCATTAGCTTTAGCTACATTTTGTTGTGAATCAAATATAAGTTTCATTATATCATCATCCATTGTAGAAGTAGCCTGACCGGTAGCTCCATATACTTTACCACCAGGATCTAAGTGCACTGCACCACCTTCTTTAAAAGGACTTATTTTTTCTGGTTTATCAAACTTAAAACCAATATTATTTGGATCTATAAAATCTTTTACAGTTTCAGCAACGCTAGCAGCTTTTTCTTTAATACCACTAAAGGGATTAGGAATGTTAAAGCTAAATCCATCTGAACTGGGAGGCACTTCTACCCCTGCCTCTCTATACTTATCATAAATTGAAGGATCGCCAAATGCTTTATTATCTATTAGCTCTTTTATTTCTTTAGCTTTATTAGCTCTTCTATCAGCGTGGGGAACACCTGGTTTTAAATGCTTACTCATTACATCTAAAGCTATTTTTCCTGCAGGTTTATCTGAGCTAAGTGATTTTTGTAAGGCTTCTGCATTTCCTGAACCTATAAAAAATCCGCTTTTATCTGAAGGATTTGGTACAGCTCCTTGATTATAAATACTTTCTACAAAGAAATCTAATTGAGATTCCATAGAATCTGATTTATCATTTTCTTTTAACCAGTTTTTATAAGGCTTTCTTTGCTCATCAAATTGAAATAGTCCCATACCTGGTCCCATTTTATCACTAGTATTTTCATTTTGTCTAGTAGTGTACTCATAAGTATAACCAGTTTCTACACCAATATTTCCCATAATACCTGCAATAGCATCATTAGTTAGCTGAGGATAATTTTCTTTTAGGTAGTTATAAATATCAGATTGTCTACTTCTTTTATTTTTAAACTTTTCTCCAGCTATAACATCTTTACTAGGCTTAGGTACAGGCATGCCAACTTGTGCATACTCAGGTTTCATATCCTGTATTTCTCTACCTACATCATTCATCTGTTTAATTACAGGACCATATATATCTGTAGCTTCTTTGTTTACTACAAATTCACCAGGAGTAAGCCATGCTGGTACCGTATCAGTACCTCTAGGTTCTCCGGGATGATCATACATGGGTATGGAGGAAGTCATAGGAGGAACTTCCATTTGTCCTTCTGCAATATCAAACTCGAAAGACCTCATATTCCCGTAGCGATCTTTTTGTGTAAACTTTTTTAACTTCATGCTAAGCTCCTTTAGCTAATGGTCCGTATGTAACTTCTATTTCTTCGGCGACTTCGCCTCCGCCTCTTTTATATCTTATTTTTGATAAAGGTCCCATCATCATTTCTGGTACCATACCACCATGATTAAACAAACCAAATGCTTTACCTGCAAGTAATCCCATACCTACATAAGGAATAGCAGTACCTAATGCACCTAATGCACCCATACCACCTGCAGCTGCAGCACTACCAGCACCAGTAGCGGCTAGCGATCCGGGACCAGCTAATAAAGCGCCTGCGGGTGCTCCAGCACCTAAGCCCGTAGCCGCGGCAGTACTAGCAGCCGGTGCACCAAATAAACTACCTGACATTAGTTTACCTGCAGCAGCTTCACCTAATTTACCAGCAGCTGATTGGCCTGCAGCCATACCAATAGTCTCCATAGCACCAGGTTGTTGTGCTTGCATTGGTCCAGGTCGTGCTGAGTATTGAGCAGCAGCTAATTGTTGTTCTTCCTCATTTGATTTAGCTAATTTTACAGTCATTATTTACCTCCGCCACCAGTACTAGTTTGTGTTGTTTGTTGAGGCGCTGAGCCTAAATAACCAAAATATCTTTTAGCTACAGTACCTGGAGCATCTAACTTTTGTTGTTCGTATGCTTGATAAGTACTTCCAACATCACCAAGTCCTTTAGTGCCTAACGCTATATCTTTTTGTTGTTGCTGTTGAAACTGCATTGATCTATCTGCTAATGCACCTGTTAAAGCTGCTTGGTTACGTGCAGATCCTAATGAACCACCCATAGCTGCTTGACCTGCTGCAGTACCTGCAAGATTAGATATATCTCTTTGAGCTGCACCCGTATAATCAAATGCACCCGTTCCTGTAATAGCTTGGTTAGCTAATTTTTTCTGTGCTTCTAATGCTGCTGTTTGACTAGGATCCATTGCAGCTACAACACTACTTGTATCTCCTTCTCTAATTTTACCGATGTCTGTTTCGTATTGACCTGTAACATCTTTTAAAACTTTTTCTAAATACGGCTTAAACTCCGGATCAATACCTGATTGAGTAACCGTTTGTTGTGGCGCTCTGCTTCCTCCACCCATAATTTATTCTCCTATGATACCCCTTATCGAAGTACTTAATTTAGCATTATATCTTTTTGCTAATAGTTTTCCATATCTCAATGAATCACTTTCCCCTCTCACTGAGTCTGCCCTCCAGTGTTTACCACCATGTTTTTTAGTATGCTCTACCATAGCATCAAATAATTTATATACTATGTAAGCATTATTCTTATTCTCTAAATTTACAATACAATCTTTAACATCCATTATATATTTGTTATTATAATAATTAACATATGCATGCGCTGTTAAGAATCCCTGTATATTATGTTCGGTATAACAACCTATTGCTAAATAATGTGGGTTTGTTTTTTGATGTTCAACTATATCTAAAAAGTATCTCATCCATACAGCTTCATTATATTCAAAGCCATGAAACTCACCATTGATTGTAACGTATTCTTTCATTAAACGTATTGCGTCTAATGTATCATTGTCCTCTATTAATCTTATCTTCAATTACTTTGGCTCCTCAGGAAATACAATCGTATCAGGATCTGTAACTCCTTTAGTTATATCTCTAAGTTGTTGTCTATAAGTTTTCCATGCATCTTGTGTACTTGGATATGTACTATCAGATAATTGTGTATAATCTGAATTAGCTAGTAATATATTTCTTTGATTTCTTATTTCTGTAAATTTAATACTATCAGGTTTAGTAATAGTTTTAGTATCACTATTATATTTATAACCTACTGATTCCATAACTTCGGCTACATTAAGACTATCATCATTAATAACTTTTTCATCTTTTTTTAAATCAGACCAATTACCAGATTCTGATTGTTGCCAATCTAATATAATATTGTTTTTATTTAATTTTAATCTAATCATCTTTTAATCTCCAATACCATACAGGAACCACTAAAACTTCCTCCATGATCTTGGTTAACACTTCCAAATACTCTTACTTGATAAGCTGTATTTTTATTTAATTGTACTTTACCACCAGCCATTCCAACTACTCCACCAAACCCATGCGATGTAGCTGCACCTGAATTTATATTAGGTGAAGTAGCTCCATTATTACTGGCAAACTCAAATCTAGTATTTGCACTTGCAGTTTGACCACTACTAGGAGCACTAGCTACTGTACCTACTAATATAACAGCATCTGTATTTACTCCAGTTAAATTAGCAGAAGTAAAACTTATAATATTACCACCACCAGATCCTCCATGAGCAGATATAACAATTCCGTTAACTAAATTCACTGCTTCAAAAGCACCACTAACAGTAACATTGCCTACAGTAAGTGTACCTCCACTAATTCTAGTAGCACTTAAATTCCCTGCAGTTATACTACCTGCATTTAAATTAGATACTGTTATACCACTACAATCAAGAGTCCCTGTTGTAATACTACTAGCATCTAACACACCTCTTGCAGTTACATTATTAAACTCTGCATTACCTGATGCTCTTTCTATTTTCCAACCAGCACTACCTGCACTATAAGTATCAGACTGTAAATCAGAACCAATAGGTATAAATCCTTCTACAGTTCCAAAAGTTATTATCTGACCATTAGTAACTTCACTAGTTTCAACATGAAATGTAACTTGCCAATGCTTATGTGATATAGTTGTACCACCACCCATAGCAGAAGTAATAGGAACATATTGCCAGCCAGAAGTTAATCCTGTAAATACACCTGAATCATAATCATAACCAGTTGCTGTTGGTGCTGAGGGTGCTCCTGTAGATGCTGCATTATAATAAAGTATACCGTTAGCTACTGCACCACCATATAGTAATTTAGCATTACTCCATTTAGCAGTAACTGTTTGACCGGCCTGTCCTTTTATTCTAGCTTCAGAAAACCATATATTAATACCAGCTCTATTTAATTTTGTCTTAGTCCATCCTGCACTTGAACTCCATACAGCTCCCGATACTTGATAAGATGTTGTACCTGGATTAGTAGGTCTTGCTGCTACTTCTCTATATTGTTTTATTATAACATCTATTTCTTCATCTGAATATGCTGAGAATGTTGCGCCCGCTACAGGTAAGGTAGGTATAGTATCTGTGTATGCAACATATGCAACAAAACCATCACCGTCTGCAAATGGTGTAAGTTGTTGTACTGCACCATCTTGTGTTTTAGAATATACTGCAATTAAATTTTGAGGTACATTTACTGATTCATTTATATTATCTATTTGATGCTGCATTCTATTAGTAGCTTCAGTAACAGACTTTTCCCATGCTAACGTTGAGTCATCTTTATTAACATCTAAAGAAGGTTCATTAATCGTCATCTAGTTCCTCCATCTTGAACTTCTATTTGAAGACCTGATAAATTCCATGATGTTGATGTAGCTGTACCATCATCTATTCTATAACTCATAAATCTACCATTTAATCTAGCATCTGATTTATAAGAAGCGGCAACATCAAAAGTACCTGTAAGAGTAGGATTAGCAAAGTCTATTGCAGCTCCTGGATTATTACTTGAAATTGTTTTAACATTTAATGTTCCAGTACCCTGAGTTAATAAAGCTATTGAACTAAATTGTTCTGTATAAAATTCAGGTGTTATAGATAATGTATTACGTTCTAAATGAGAAGTATAAGGATCATCACTATTATCTAATACTCTATGTGTATAACCTATATCAGCTGCTAAGATAGAAGAGCCAGAGTTACTTGTTCCTGATGTGCATACTTGTGCAAACACTGGAAATAATTTATCAAAGCTAACTGTGCTTGTAGTCCAAGGTCTTTCATTATTTCCTGAACCTTTAACAGGTGCGATAACGCCAGATACAACTCCATTCAAATCTCTTAATGTCCAATTGTTTAATCTAAAATTATATATTAATGCTTCATTACAAACTGTGCTAGTACCTTTAGGATAGTTAATCCATATCTCATCTTCTTTTTGATTACGTAATACAAATAGCTTATTAGCTTTTGCATTATTTAAATTGCTATAAAAATAATCTCTTACTCTTGCATCAGCTATAGAAGTTATATTACCAGGATTTCCTGTAAATATGTATATATCATTACTACCAATAACTAAATGTCTACCACTAAATTCTATAATACCATTAGTTGTTTGCGCACCATACTGTGAAGTAACTGGTGAAAATGCAACAGGTGTTACAGTACTATTAGTTAATCTTAAATTGTGAATAGAAGTATTTGTATAAATATACATATTACCTTGAAGCTGTACTAAGTCTTGCACAGTTGCAGTATCTGATAATGTAAATTCATCTGCAGTGTTTGTCCCTGCTGCAAATGGATTCCAGTTCTGTGGTACTGAACCTGGTACTGCTACATCTGAAGTTCTTACAACTCCTGGTAAGCTACGTATAACACCAGCTGTTGTACTTTCTTTTAAATTACCTGCAACTAAAAAGTTACCGAAAGATCTTATAACACCACATCTAGTAAATATAGGATTTCTTGATACAACAAAACATCTTACAACATCATCCTGTACAATATTAGTATTAAAAACAATATTAGTAGTATCTGTTTCTGTATCAGTGTATATTGCATATTGAAAATTACTATTAGCTGAAGTAGCTGGACTTGCTGGTACATCTCCTGGTACAAAGTTAGTTGGTATTACACCACCATTAGGCGGATTATTTCCTGCATTAGTACCAGCAGCTATAGGTGCACATTCAGTTGTAGTTTCATTAGGTGTTTGTTTAGTTACAAATAAAGTGTTCTTAGTAAAATCTACTTTCTGTCCTAAATCAAATAACCTAGGATTATCAACTGTAACTCCTGTATTACCAAATGCTAACTTAACTGTAGCTTCTAATACTTTAGGAGCTGAGTTATATGATTCCCATCCTGGTAGTTTAGCAAAGTTAGGTACTGCAGCTATATCTGTATTATCAACATCATCCATTATATAATGAGGTGCTTGTATACCATTATTTATTATTAAACAAAATCCACCAGCAAACTCAGTTGACTGCCAGTTTTCACTTGCAGAAAAACCTTTATTAGCTCCTGTACTTTGTAAGTCTATGGTAGGTGTTATATCATTTATAGTACCATCAGTTCTATAAAGAAATGTACGATTACCTACTACGTTACCACCTATTTTTTGTTCAGCTACAAATACATAATAAGTAGTATTAGATGGAACTAAGTTAGGATTATTCCACCATGTTATAAATAATATATCTCCTGCAGTAGATCCTCCAGGCATTGGTATAGTTAAGTCAGCTGTTAATGCTACATCACCTTTCATTTTGTGAGCAGCCATATCTCTAAATCTTATATTTCTGGCATCAGTAAATACGTTAGGCGCTAACCCAACTGTAGGTGTATCTTTAACTACACCAAATTTAGTTAGGTCATTAATAGGTATAACTTTACTCGCCATTTAATTCTCCTTTATGCACATTCCTTTTGACCAGTTTCAGGATCTATAAAACACGCTTCGACTTTTTCATCTGAAGTGTCTTTATCTTCTTCCACTGTTTGTAAGACGCCAAATCTTTTGCCACTAAGTCGAAACGTCGTGCAACCTTTCGCACCACCTTTCCAGGCATCAACATATACTTGTTTGAAATCTTCATATGTAACGTCATCTCCTACATTACATGTCTTAGAACAAGCACTATCTATATAATTTTGTGCTAATAATAATACTGATAAATGCTCTTGTACATTTATATCATTAGCAGATCGTCCTTCTTTTCCTTTTCTATAAGCATAGTCTTCAACTCTTTCTGTCTTAGGACCTTCGAAAGTTTGTATTGTTCTATCATAGTAATGACTAAATACAGGTTCAATTCCTCCACTTACATTATCAGCTACTAAACTAATTGTACCAGTCGGGGCTATTGAAGTTAAATGACTATTACGAATACCATACTCTCTAATTAGTTTTTTAACTGATGCTGGTAATCCTCTAATAAAATTTGACTTTAAATAATCTTCTCTATATAATGGGAAAGCACCTTTTTCTTTTGCTAATAATGCAGATGCTTTATATGTAGTATCTCTTAAGCATGCAAATATTTTTTCAGCCCAAGTCATAAATCCATCTGATGCATAAGGTAAACCTATTAGCTCACCAGCATTAGCTAAACCTGTAACACCTAGTCCCATTCTTCTTTTATCTTTTGCCTCGTCAGCTTGTTTCTTTAACGGATAAATAGTTCTATCAATTACGTTATCCATTGCTCGAACTACTTCGTATATATCTTCTTTAAACTTTTTAAAATTAAACTCAAAATGTGATTCTGCTTTTTCACCACCAGCTATTTGTTCTTCATCTAAATACTTTGTAAGATTAAAAGATCCTAATAAGCAGGCACCATATGCAGGTAATGGTTGTTCGCCACACGGATTTGTAGCAAATATATCTTCACAATAAAAAAGATTATTCATCTCACCTATACGATCAATAAATAAAACACCAGGCTCAGCCCAGTCCCAAGTGCTATCCATGATTTTATCCCAAAGGTCTTTTGCGCATATAGTCCTGTATGGCTTTCCTTCGAATTCCAACGTAAAGCTGCTATCCAAATCATTTGTTAATGCCTCCATAAATTTATCAGTTATACCAACACTAATATTAAAACCAGTGAGATTATCAGAATTACGTTTAGCAGTAATGAACTCTTCAATATCCGGATGGTCGACTCTGAGGACACCCATCTGCGCCCCACGTCTGTGTCCTGAGCTAGCGATGGTTTGACACACAGCATCAAAGATACCCATGAAGGAAACAGGGCCGCTAGCCTGGCTATCGAGTGATTTAATTTTGTCACCTCTTGGTCGGATGCGACTAAAGTCATAACCAATCCCACCCCCTCTACGCATCGTCTCAGCAGCTTCACTGGCCTTCTCCATTATACTGTTCATGTTATCCTCGATTACACCTGAAACAAAACAGTTATATGCAGTTGTAATCCTATTAGATCCTATTGCAGCTTGCACTCTACCTGCTGGTAAGAATCTCATATTGCCTAGTATATCTTCTAGTTCATATCTATGCTCATCATTATCTGATAGTGCTCTTGATATTCTTTTAATTTTTTCATCAAAGCTTTCATCTTTTTGTCTATATTTCATCATATCAATTTCTTTTGATATAGATGTTTCTGGTCCTAAGTATTCTGTATTATGCATTATTGCACCCCCTAAAATTACGATGTTATAGGGGACATTTAATTAGTCTTTCATTTTACCAATTTTATCAACTAATACATTGATTTGTGACTCTAATGCTTTCTCTTCTGGACGCTTCTTTCTAGCACCTAAGTAACCTGCTACTATCCATAGCACTCCAATAACTACAGCTATACCAATCATATACTGCATAAAGTTTGCAATAGCGAAAGACATTAGTTCGTAAAACGAATTTATCTGTCCATCTTCACCACCGTAATCGGCAGCACTTAAAGGCTTATCATCCACTGCGAGACTCCCAGCCAACGCACCACCCGCAGTCACACCTGCAACGATTGC